AAAACGGACTTTGACATCTTCGCATGATGCCCAACGCTGACATAATCCGTAGTGCAAACTTCCCGGACCACTACGAAATCAAAGAGTTTCATGTGAAACACATCCGCGCCATGCGTTTGTGGCAAGCCGATATGAATACTATCGCAGCCTATGATGACTTCGATACCATCATCTCGGAATATGCGTCACGGTTCTTCTCATTCACCGTCTTCGACGGAGAGAAACCTATCCTTTGCTATTTATTTTTCCCGCTCTGGCACGGGAACTGGGAAGTGACAGTTTTTAAAGATGCCGATTATGTGACGAAAAAGCCAGTTGAGATGACGAAATGTAGTAAAAACATGATAAAATTTATATCTAACATGACATTTGTAAGGCGTTTGCAGATAACTGTAAGAAATGATAATCCTAGAGCGGTTCGGTGGGCCAAGACGATTGGGTTCACCAGAGAGGCTTTTTTACGGTCTTATGCGTCTGACGGTTGTGACTGTCACATATTTGCGAGGTTGAATCATGGGTTTCATAGCACAGGCTCTCGGTCTTAGCGGCGGCGGAGGCGGTTCTTCGGCTGCACAAGAGAAGCAAGTTGCACTGCAACAACAGCAAGAGCAGCGCATTGCGGCTCAAGAAGCGGCTGCCGGTCAGCAAATGGCCGCATCAATCCGCGCTCGCACACGCGGTGGCTATCGTCAGTTGCTTTCGCCAGAACGTATTGCTCCTGAAACTGGTCTGCCAACCAAACTCAGTGGTCTTTAATGGTCGCTAAGAGATACCAGAACCCGCAAGGTGGCCTGAACGCAGCCGGTCGCGCTTACTTCAAGCGTAAAGAAGGCTCGAACTTAAAGCCGCCGGTAAAGGGTGCGCCTCAATCGCGTGAGCAACTCGGTCGTAAGGCCAGCTTCCTAGCGCGTATGGCGGGTGTCAAAGGTCCAGACTACGACGAGAAGGGCAAGCCAACTCGCAAACTGCTTGCACTACGGGCTTGGGGAGCCAGTTCTACGGCTGATGCCAAGAAGAAAGCGGCTGCTCTCAGCGAACGCATCAAGAAGATGAAGGACTGAACATGAAAGAAGTATGGGATAAGCCTCGTCCGAAGTCTCTCGGCAAGAGCAAGAAGCTTACCGCAGAGCAAAAAGAACACGCTAAAGAAATGGCAAAGAAAGCCGGTCGCCCCTATCCCAACATGATCGACAATATCAGGGCCGCAATGCGGAAGGAGAAAAAAGATGCCTCTTAAGAAAGGTTCGTCCCAGAAGGTTATCTCTCAGAACATCAAAACCGAGATGAAAAGTGGTAAGCCGATGAAGCAAGCAGTAGCGATTGCTTTGTCGAAAGCTGGCAAGTCAAAGAAGAAGTGAGGTTACTATGGCCAAGATGAGTATAGAAAACGTAATTAAACGCGCTAGCTTGGCCTCCTCCAAGAAAGACCAGTGGCGCACGATTTATCAGGAGTGCTACGAATACGCACTTCCACAGAGAAACCTTTATGATGGTTTCTACGAAGGCGGTGTGCCGGGCCAAAAGAAGATGAGCAAGGTCTTCGATTCGACCGCCATCCATTCGACCCAGCGTTTCGCTAATCGTATCCAATCCAGCCTGTTTCCACCCTACCGTGCTTGGTGCGCCCTGCAAGCCGGTAATGAAATTCCTAGAGAACGCCGCGCTGAAATTCAGCAAGTTCTGGATTTCTACCGTGAACGGATGTTCAACACGCTGCGTCAAACGAACTTTGACCTGTCTATGTCAGAGTTCTTGCTTGATCTTGCAGTCGGCACGGCAGTCATGCTGATCCAGCCGGGCGACGAAGACTCACCTATCCGCTTCACCGCAGTGCCGCAGTATCTCGTGTCTCTCGAAGAAGGGCCGCACGGGACTGTCGATAATGTTTATCGCAAGATGCGTCTCAAGGGTGATGCGATCTCATTGCAATGGTCGGATGCCAAGATACCGCCAGTCTTGCAAGAGCAGATCAATCGGAAGCCGACAGAAGAAGTCGAACTTCTCGAAGCCACCGTCTATAACAAGGATGATGCAACCTATTGCTACCATGTGATCCATGAGAAAATAAAGGCAGAACTCGTCTATCGGACGATGAAGGTATCGCCTTGGATCGTGACCCGTTACATGAAAGTAGCTGGCGAGGTCTATGGCCGTGGGCCGCTCATCACGGCTATGCCAGATGTTAAGACGCTCAATAAAACGCTTGAACTCTTGCTTAAGAACGCTGCTCTGGCGGTGTCCGGTGTCTATACAGCGGCAGATGATGGTGTAATCAACCCGCAGAACATCCGTATCGAACCGGGTGCTATTGTGCCTGTGGCTCGTAACGGTGGTCCTCAAGGTCCAAGCCTACAGCCGTTGCCGAAAGCATCTGACTTCAACGTAGCCCAGATCGTCATCAATGATGTCCGTATGAACATCAAGAAGATGCTTCTGGATGACACGCTTCCACCTGACAATATGTCGGCTCGGTCGGCTACCGAAGTTGTGCAGCGCAGAAACGAACTGGCTCAAAACCTTGGTGCCGCCTTTGGTCGTCTTATTACCGAGGCTATGATCCCGATTGTGAAGCGCGTTCTCTTTATCATGGATCAGACTGGTCTGATTGATATGCCTCTCAAGGTTAACGGTGGAGAGGTCAAGATCGTCCCAATCTCCCCACTTGCCCAAGCGCAGAATATGGATGAACTGAACGATGTCATGCAGTTTGCTCAAATTGTGGCTGGAATGGGACCAGAAGCCATGATTACGATCAAGCGTGACGAGATTATTGACTATGTAGCAGAACGCCTAGGCATCCCGGCAAGATTGCTTACGACTCAAGACGAGCGTGAGCAGATTGCACAACAGGCCGCACAGGTTCAAATGGCTGCACAGCAACAACCAATGCAGCCGCAACAAGCCGGTAATCAGGAAGCACTGATGAGGGCAATGCAATGAGGAATGAATGGCTGACGAAAATAATGGACCGAATAAACAAAGAGATTTGGACACCCTTTACGCTCTGGTGTTCCAAAGCGAAGCTGGCGCTAAAGTTCTGGCTGACCTACGACAATCGTATCTAGACCAACCGACTTGGTTTCCGGGTGATGATGCGTCTCATGGCTTCCACCGTGAGGGTCAGAACAGCGTTGTTCGTCAAATTGAAGGGCGTATCAAACGAGCGAGGACTTAATGACGGAAGATCAGACAACTCAGGCCGGTGAAGCCGATGGCCAAGCCGACAACCAGAGCCTGTTAACTCCTGAAATTGATAAGGTTGAGACGAAAACTGAGGTAGAAATCCCACATCGGGAACTTACCGATGAAGAAAAAGCGGCTCAACAACCGGAAGAAGACGAGAAACTGGAGCGTCCAGACTATTGGCCAGAGAATTTCTGGTCGGATGCAGACGGTCCAGATGTCGAAGCCCTAGCAAAGTCCTATACTGAACTCAGGGCGAAGTTCTCTCAGGGCCAACACAAAGCCCCAAAGGACGGCAAATACAATACAGAGACATTTAAGGCGGCTAATGTGCCTGATGATGACCCTGTTTTGCAAAGCTATCTCGCAACTGCAAAAGAAATCGGACTATCTCAGGATGCGTTCGAGAAGATTGCCAAGTCGTATCTTGATAACGTGACCGGCGCACTTGAGAAAATCCAAGTAGATCGGGAAGCGGAACTCAAGAAACTCGGCAATCGTGCTGATGACATTATTAAGGCGAACAACCAATGGCTCGGCAAACTTGGCCGGTCCATACTGAACGAAGCAGAATTGAACGCTGTCGCTCAAGCCTCTACATCGGCGGCTTTTGTGTCGGCTCTCAACAAAATTCGTCAGGCATCTGGTGAAATGGCCATCCCGACTGCCGGTGTTGCAACTGACCAGTCTGTATCACGGGATGATCTCTATGCCATGGTTGGAGACCCTAGATATGGTAAGGATATGGCGTTCACACGCAAGGTAGAGCGTATGTTCGCCGAAGCCATCCCGGGTTAATTTGACACTTTTGGGCGGGTGGACTAAATATTCACCCGTCCGATAACCGAAAGGCCGGGCATCATGGTTGGGGAACCACAAAATCCCAAGTAAACGGCCCGTAAGGATAACCGTTGCGTGAGTAAACCTTAACCTCGAACGGAGCGATCCAAATGGCACAGTTAATTTCTAATGCCTTTGTTACGCTGTTCGACGCGGAAGTAAAGCAAGCCTATCAAGCGTCACGCGCTTTGGCTGGCCTCGTCCGTGAGCGCAACGGTGTCGAAGGTTCTACAGTAAAGTTCCCGAAAATCGGCAAGGGTTCGGCCACAATCCGTGTCCCGCAGACCGATGTTTCGCCGCTTAACGTCAGCTATTCCCAAGTCACCGCTACGATGGCTGACTGGAACGCTGCCGAATACAGCGACATCTTCCATCAGCAAAAAGTCAACTTCGACGAGCGCCGTGAACTTGTTCAGGTCGTGTCGAACGCGATTGGCCGCCGTATGGACCAGATCATCCTCGACGCGCTTGCAGCTTCAAGCACATCGTTGACGGTCTCGAACGACATCGGTGCAGCGGACAGCAACCTTAACGTTGCAAAACTCCGCCGTGCTAAGAAGTTGCTCGATGCAAACAACGTCCCAATGGACGGTCGTTGCATGATTATCTCGGCTTCGGGCCTTGAAGGTCTCCTCGGTGAAACTCAGACGACATCGGCTGATTTCAACTCAGTCCGCGCACTCGTCTCGGGCGAAATCGACACCTTCCTCGGCTTCAAGTTCGTGACGATTGGTGACCGCTCAGAAGGCGGCTTGCCGATTGACGGTTCTCTTGACCGCACCTGCTATGCGTTCCACCGCGATGCAGTCGGCATGGGTATCGGCATGGGCCAGCGCACCGAGATCAACTATGTCCCTGAAAAGACATCGTTCCTCGTAAACTCCATGTTCTCTGCCGGTGCAGTCGCCATTGACGACGAAGGCATCGTCAAGATCACCTGCCGCGAATCGTAAGAAGGAGATTGAACTATGGCTTTTGATTCTGCTGGCTGGAACACTATCGCAGCTAACAAGGCCGGAAATGCTCCGTCTTTGTATAGCTACAAGTCCGCCGATACACAGGCTACAATGAACACGGCTGCATACTTCAATTCAGTCGCGTCCATCGTAAAAGTCGGTGACGTTCTTTTTCTCTACGACACGACGACACCTTCGCTCGTCATCTCGTATGTGAATTCGAACAATGGCACGACCGTCGACATTGCTGACGGCACGACCATCTCGGCGACCGATACTGACTAATCCAGTGTCCTTTTGAGTATTGAGAGCCCCGATTTGGTCACCCGAGTCGGGGCTTTCTTCTTTGAGCAACTCATAATATAAATATCGCAGCTTCGGAGTTCTCGAATGGCAACCGGCGATACCAAACTTAAAATCTGTAATGACTCCCTTATTATGTTGGGAGCCAACATTATTACCAGTTTCAGTGACGGTTCATCGGCTGCACAGATCACCGACCGTCTTTATGACGATATTAAGGTTATGCTCCTGTCGATGTATCCTTGGTCTTTCTCGATGAAGAAGGTCCAACTGGCTCGGCTGGAAACAACGCCTGTTACCGAGTGGAAGTATGAATACGCTTTGCCGGGCGATCTGATTGCCGGGGCTCGTGCGCTATTCATCACGACATCAGCCGGTGGTCGTCCGGTAACGGGCTGGGAAAAGATTGGTAACAAGATACAGACGAACTACGAGTCAATCTGGATCGACTATCAGTATGATGTGTCGGAAGATGCCTTGCCTCAGTATTTTGTCCAACTGCTCAAGTATTTCCTGTGCTGGCACTTTGCGGAGCCGGTGACTGACCAGATTTCCAAAAGCCAGTATTGGTCAAACATGGCGGTCGGTTCGGCAATGGATAATGGTCGTGGCGGATACTTCCGTCAGGCAAGCATGATTGACTCGCAGAACCAGCCTAACCAAGTGATTGAGGACTATTCTCTCGTCGCCGTGAGGTATTGATGACTAGAATCCTCAACATCCAGACCAACTTTACAGTCGGAGAGGTCGATCCGCTTCTGCGTGGCCGTATTGACCTTAACCAATACTACTCCGCTTTGAAGACGGCTGAGAATGTTGTTGTCATCCCGCAAGGTGGTGTTCGTCGTCGCCCGGGTCTTAAGTTCATCTACGATCTACCGGCCAGCGCAGCCAACGGTGTGTCTCTAGTGCCGTTCGAGTTTTCTGTTGCCGACTCTTATATGTTCGCAATCGTCAACCAGCGCATCTATATCTTTAAGAATGGCGTGTTAATTACAAATATTAATGGTTCAGGTAATGCTTATCTAGCCGCCTCTACGCTGACATCGGCTATTTTACCTAATCTAAAATACGCTCAGTCGGCTGACACGATGATCTTTGTGCATGAAGACTTAGAGCCATTAAAGCTAGTCCGTGGCGCAAACGACTCATCTTGGACATTGAGCGCGATTGCGTTCACTTATAAGCCGCACTATGCGTTTTCAATTACAACAAGTAGCCCATCGACTACACTTACAGCATCAGCTTCTACTGGATTTATTGAACTGACCTGTGCTGGTGGCACATTCGCATCAACTGATGTCGAGCAGTATATCAATATTAAAGACGGTTACGGATATGGCCGCGCTCGTATTGTTACCTATGTAAGCACGACTAAGGTAAAAGCCGTAGTAGAAATTCCGTTCAGCCAAACATCTGCTTATGCTTCCGGTGAATGGGAGATTGAGCGTGGGTATGAACACGTATGGTCTTCAACAAAAGGGTGGCCTCGTAGTGTTACATTCCACGAGGGGCGGCTATTCTTTGGCGGCTCTAAGTCCAGACCATCGACGATCTGGGGCAGCCGCGTAGGTGACGTATTTAACTTTGACAAACAACAAAGCAACGATGATGACGGGCTGGAAGCCACGTTAGATGTCGATCAGTTCAATGCTGTCATTGATATTTATTCTGGCCGCGACTTGCAAATCTTTACGACTGGCGCTGAGTTCTACGTTCCGCAGGGTCTAGGTGATCCGCTCACTCCAACTGCATTTGTGGTTCGTGTGGCTACTAGAAACGGTATGCTTGAAGGTGTGCCTCCTGTAGGTCTTGAAGCTGGAACGCTCTATGTGCAGCGCGGTGGTAAGACCGTAAAGGAGTTTATCTATACGGATGCTCAGGCTACCTACATCTCTAATAATATCTCTGTCCTATCAGGTCATCTGATTAACACGCCGATTGATCTTGCCTTGCGCCGTGCAACTGACACTGACGAAGCTGACTTGCTTATGTTGGTGAACAATGATGGTTCATTCACGGCTTACTCAGTTCTGCGTTCTCAGGATATTATTGCTCCCTCTAGGTTTACGACAGATGGCTTATTCAAGGCGGTCGCAGTCGATGTCGATACTATATATGTTGTCGTCCAGCGAACGATTAATGGCTCGACTAAATATCATGTCGAACAGTTTGATCGTAGTATTACTCTCGATAATGCTGTCAGCGGCGGCGCTGCTGCATCTGTAACGGCAAGCAATCTGGCTGCCAAGACGGTCAAGGTCATTGCGGACGGTGTGCTTTTATCGAATGAAACGGCTTCGTCGGTTGGCCTGATTACGTTTGATCGCTCATCTTCTACATCATTTACTGTCGGCGTAGATTACACTGTTACCGTTGCAACAATGCCACTTGAACCTCGTCTTAACACCGGCAATCTGCGTGGCTTTAGGAAGCGCATCATTGAGGTGGCGGCAGAGTTTTATGAGACTCAAAATGCCAGCATCGGTGGCGTAGAGATACCATTCAGAACATTTGATACAAACGTCCTTGATAGTCCTGTCGATGAGTTTACCGGCTTAAAACGAGTTGGTCCATTGCTCGGATATGACTATGAAGGGTCTGTTACTGTAACGCAGACAGCGCCATTAAAGATGACGCTTCTATTCCTAGATTATCGCGTAAGCGTTCCAATGGGGCAATAAGATGGGTTTTAGCGTTCCAATCCTCTTAGCGGCTGCATCATCGGCGGTGAGTGCTGTCGGTGCTATTGCTGCGGGTGAATCGCAAAGACAGACTGCCTATGCACAGGCTCGTCAGTCAGAGTTACAGGCTAAGTCGGAAGCCCTGCGGTATCGTCAGCAAGGCGTAGAAGTGATGAATAAGACGCTTGCTACTGCGGCTACAATCCGGGCTCGTGCTGCGGCTGGTAGCGTCGATCCGTTTGGCGGTTCTGCACTGGCATTGACTCAGTATGCGTTCGGTCAAGGTCTTGAAGAAAAAATGATGACGGAAGACAACGCTACATTGTCCTTGCTCGGCGGTGAAATCAACGCGACTGAGATGCGCCGTCAAGGTGATGCCGCTGCACAGGCTGGTTATATCAAGGCATTTGGCACATTGCTTTCGACTGGTTCTCAGATTGGACAAATCGGCGGGCCTCCTACGGGCACTGCGCTTGGTAGTGGTTCATTGAACTTAAATAATGCACGGTTTAAAAGTCTTAACGGATATTAGGATTTAACATGGCCCAACTTCCTCGTTATCAGTCCAGCGGAATTGCGGTAGGGACACCGCAGGGTCAGTTCCGTGATGTCTCTGCACCGCTTGACCAGTTGTCTGCTCAGATGGACCGGATGACAGGTTTTTATATTCAAGAAGCAAAGGTTCAGGCGGTAGCTCAGGCGGAAGAATATGCCGCAGATAAAGCGCCTACGATCCAGCAAATTGAAGAAGCGCGTCTGTATAACAAACCGCTAGAGCCTATCGCTGACAAGACAACCATATTCGGTCGCGCAGCTAATGAAGCGCAAAGCCGTATTCTCGCCAAGAATGTTGCCGCTGCCGCTGATATGCAGATGGCGCAACTTCAGCAAGATGTGTCTGCCGGTAAGATTCAAATTAATGATATTGCCAACCAAACCAACGCTTTGATTAAGGGGTATTCGTCGGCGCTTGCTGATGTTGACCCTATGATTGCTCGATCTCTTGAAGCTGATCTAGCCTTGTCTGGTAATCGTCTATTTGTTTCCGCAACTAAGGCAGCAGCATCCGAGGCTTTGGAAAAACAAAAATTAGCCATAGCGGAAGCCAATAAAGTTGGCGTTACAAACGGCATTGTGCAGATTTTTGCAGCCGGTCCTATTGTCGTAGATGACATGGGTAAAAAATTTAAAATTGATGAAGCTGCACAAATCCAGTCATTATATGAAAAGGCAAAAGCTAGAGCAGATGCGCTCCCAGTAAAAGAGCGTAAGGCGGCCTATAAAGACATTCAAACTTCTTTGAAAGAAGGAGCGGAACGTTATGGGCAAGAAGTGGTTATTAAAGGTGGCTTGAACGATCTTAAAGTTCTTGATTTACAAATTCGGTCAGGTAAATTTGATTTTGCTATTACTGATCCAAAAGATCGTATTGAGTTATTGTCAAAAGTTAAAACAAGAATTGACCATCTTGAAACAATTCCTAATCGCCAAATAAAAATTAACCAACAAATTATTGACCAGCAAATGAAAGACGCTAAAGCGGCAATTTCGGCTGGAAATAGAATAACATCAATTCCTACAGAAGATGAAATTAACGCTTCTTATCCAAATCCAGAAGATGAGTTAAAAAGACAATTAGCGTTAAGAGAGCGTGCATCATTAAATTTAACGTCTCAAATTACATATGAAATGATGTATCAATCAAAAAAAACGCGAGATGAATTATTAGATCAATCAAAAAAACAAGCTGTCGATGAAGACGGGCTGGCTCGATATAATGCAATTAAATCTGTAAATGACAATATTGAGCAGCAAGTTAAAAAAGATTCGGCCGATTATTCTATGAGGTTTGCAGAAGTTAATACTGCTTGGACAAACGCATTAGAAAAGAAAGCACAAGAATCTGCAAAATTAAATGAAGGGAAAACTTCTGATCCATCTATAGTTGCTGGCGCAATGTCAGAATACATAGAGGCTACGAAACAACGTCAGATTGAAGCTGGTGTATTGCCGGGGGATGTTAATTATTTTCCAAAAAATTGGGTAGAAACTTATAGAGATGTATTTAACAATCAGTTAAAAAGTGGCGTAAACGCCGCAGACTTTTTTATGAACGAGTCTCAATTCTGGGGAGGCGTTTGGCCTGACCTTGTTAAAGAAATGAAACTGGGAACTGAATTGTTAATTATTTCCAATATGTCATCATCATTGGAAACTCGCCGCGCTGCCCAAGTTTTGGCGCAAGCAGCGCAACCTGAAAATAAAAAAGCATTGATGGAAGTATATTCAGGCGAAAAGAAAAACATTGTAAGCCGCGTTTCCGGTTTAATGGAAGATTTTAGACTGTCTTTACGGTCCCCGGCAATTAAGGACGGCGCTGCTATTGAACAGTCTGTATTAGACTCAACTGTTTTGCTTACAATGGCTTATATGCAACAAGGCATGGGTGAAGCAGACGCATCACAAAAAGCATATGGGAGCATAATTGAAAATCAATATGGATTTGCGGCGGGCTTCCGTGTTCCTAAAACATTAGGAATAAATTTGCCAACTCAAATTATTGAAGAAAATGCTAATCTTATTAAAGCAAACATTGATTTCTTTAGAGATCAAATAATGATTCCTCAGGGGCTAACTAGCAAGTCACAGGGATTAACTGTCGATGAAGAAGCTGATATATATTTTGATAGCCTGCGATCAAGCGGCGGGTTTGTAAACACAAGCGATGACCGCTATGGCGTAAGAATGATAGATGCTACTGGAAAACCAGTTCGGTTTAAAGACGGTTCTATTTTTGAAATTACATGGGATCAATTAAATAAACCAGCCATTGCAGACCTACCGTCAGAAGTTGAAACAAGAAATGAGGCGCAAAAAGCAAATTATATAAAGATGAGAGATAGGATACTCATTAGTTATAATATTAAATCTAAAGATTATTTGCGTATGAAGTTAATAAAGGAATAATAGATTAATGCCTTTATACACAACCCTTGATGACGGCCAATCATTCTTAGAAGAATTGCCATCTTCTTTGAGTCTAGCTACACGTGTAACGGCAGAAAAAACATTTATGGAAAATCCAACACCGGCTTTGCGTCGAGTTGTTGGAAATTTTATTGAGGGGCAAACAAGTGATGCCCCATTGGTTCCTAAATCTGAACTTATTACACAATTAAAAGATTTAGAGCTTGAGTTAGATGTTCCAGAGCAAGGATTAACTCAAAATCAATTTGATTATCTGGTCAAAATACAACAAAATCAAAATAGATATAATGCAGTTTTGGCAAGAGCGCCTGATGGATTTGCGTCAAAGGCCGCATTGCTTGGAACTTCTTTTGCCGTAGCTGCATTAGACCCATTGAATATAGCATCAGGTTTTATTCCATTTTACGGCGAAGCAAGATATTCAGCTTTGCTAGCAAATTCAGTCGGACGGTTTGGTAGAGCGGCTGCAAGAGCCCGTGTAGGTTTTGTAGAGGGCGCTGCTGGTGCTGCATTACTTGAACCAGCTAATTATGGACTTTCTCTTTATGAACAAAGAGACTATACATTAGGAAATGTATTAGAAAATATTATGTTTGGCGGTGTATTGAGTGCCGGTCTTCATGCTGGAGTTGGCTCATTACATGACGTATTAATGAAAAATAAGCCAATACAACTTGCCGAACCAGTGGATGGCAACGGAAAAATTTTAACAAAAGTTAATCCTGATTTAAGAAACGCAGCTTCTAAAGTTGCCATTGGTCAGGTAATGAATGGTTATCTTCCAAATGTTGAAAGTATATTAAAACTTGATCCAAATTATGAAATTTTAAATCGTCAATGGAACACAATATTACATACAAATAGTAATTTAATTGACCCGACAAAACAGATTACAGTAACGGGGCGTGAAGTAATTCCGTTTGACCCACTATCGCCGCCAGTTCTGACAATTAAACCAAACGAACCCGGGCCAGAAATAGCTTCAACAGCAAACCCAAGATCATTGTCGTCATTAACTCTTGCTCCTAGTTTAACCGGGACTGGTGAATTTAGGTCATTTGTTTCTCGTTCTGAGGCTGAAAAAATACAATCAACTATTTTCCGCCGGACAGGAGAAGTGCTGGCAATTAAACAGACGGGCGATGGAAGGTTTGTTTTACTTCGTGAATTTGCCGATAAGCCACTGCGTGACGGCAATGGTAGCATTATTGCATTTGATACAGAACGAGCAGCTAAAAAAGGCATCAAGTCAATCACATCATTAAAAGATAGAAACATTACGCCTGTTCAATTTTTACAAGATGGAAAATTAAAATTTGCTTTGTTTGAAAACCCTGATCCAAGATTTTTGGAAGCAGTAAAATCAAACCCCGATTTCGTTGAATTTGAATTAAACCAACGCAATACAACGCAAACTATACCCTTAACCGAACCAAACGCAGAACAGATTGCTGCAATTCAAAAAGCAGCGCAAGAGCAAGTGCAAATTAGCCAGATGCGTCTTGCCGATTTAGAGACAGTTAAAAGGGCTGATGAAATATTTAAATTGGTTAGCAAGATGGAAGACAGAAATATAGATATGCCAACTGCACAAAAAGAAGCTACAGAATATGAGCAAATGATACGGTCAGATTACGTTCGTCGCGGGCTTGAAGGCGACTTAAAAGAGTTAGATCAAATTGATAATTTGGTAACGGAAGCTGACAATTTTTCAAAAGCTATTGAGTCCGCATTTAACTGCTCTGTAAGGAAGGGAATATAATGGCTACAAATCCTTGTATAGCAGAAGCATCTCAAGCGCTTGGTCGTGAATTAACGGATGACGAGGCAATTACATTATTTGAAGACGTGCAAAAACGTGTAAGAGAAGCGGAAAATGCTTCTGGGCCTTATGATGAGGCTATCCGTCGGTCCAAAGAACGTATGATACTTGAGAAAAAAACTGCGGCATTTATTGAAAAACGCAATGCTTATATTCAATTTAAACTTCGCAATGAAGCTGTAGATTTTATAAAAACACAATTTCCTGACAACCCAGCCCTTGGGATTGAGGCGCTATTGGTCGGCGTCAATAAGGCTAAAATGGGGTCTCGATTTAGTGCCGCTGCAATTTCCAAAACGTTATTTAATAAATATGCTGGTGGGCTTGTAACAGAACTCCAAACAAGAAATTTAAATTCTATATTAACAAGCGGTGATTTTGACCGTGAGTTGTATCGCGCTCTATTTGCAGTAAATCGCAAAGAAGAATTACCATATAACGGCTCAAAAGAAGTATTGGAAACGTCAAGAATTATTAAGAAATATTTTGAATTAATGCGTCATGATTACAATGTGTCAGGTGCCAATATTGATATGCTTGAAGGATATATGGGCCGCCAGTCACATGATTCTGGGCGCATTGAAAAGGCTGGGCTTGAGGCTTGGATAGATTTTATTTTGCCAAAGTTAGATATTGATAGAACATTTGAGGGTGAAAAGCCGCGTGAAGTGTTGGCTAAAATATATAATAATTTTATAAGTGGAATACATTTAAAAACATCAGAAAATGTTACAGGGTTTAAAGGCGGAACTGCTAACCTTGGGAAGAAAGCAAGCCAAGATCGTGTGTTGCATTTTAAAGATGCCGACTCTTGGTATGAATATAACCAGCAATTTGGCACTGGTAGCCTGTCTGAAACAATTATTAGACAGATGAGCGTAACGTCTCAAAACGTAGGATTAATGCGTGTATTTGGTCCAAATCCTAAAGATAACTTTAACCGCATTACTGGAATGATTTTAAATACATTGGACGGTAAGGCTAAGGGCGACTTTGATAATGCTGTAAAAGGATTTTTATCTAATAGGTTTGCAGAAGTTGATGGGACAACAAGGGTCCCAATCAATGATCTTATGTCACAAGTTTCATCTGGTGTTCGTGCTATTCAAACAATGGCTGATCTTGGTGGCGCGTTATTGGCATCGGTAACAGACTTGGCTGCAATTATGACTGAATTGCGCTACCAAGGCTTTGATATGTTTGATGGCCTAACAGAGTCACTGGCTGGCTTGGCAAAAGGCCGTAGCGCTGAAGAACTTGCAGAAATTGACGCGGCAATCGGCGTTATATTCCCGTCGTTAATTGGAGAAATGCACTCAAGATTTATTTCTCAAGACGGGGCTCCGGGTGCAATTTCAAAAGGTATGCAGTTATTTTTTAAATTAAACGGCATGTCTTATTGGACAGAGGTTCTTAAGGCAACAGTGTCAAGAACTATGTCTCATATGGCTGCAATTAATAAAGGAAAAACATTTGATGAATTAAATCCAGATACAAGGCGAGTATATAGTCTTTATGGTATTGATTCAGATAAATGGGATATGTTCCGTCAAACTGGTAAAATTGGTGCTGATGGCAAAGAATATTTGCTGCCAAATAAAATTGCTGATTTGCCAGATCAAGTATTTGCCGACTATCTAACAAAACGAAATGTAAAGCCTAGCGATACAGCTATTGCTGAATTAAAGCGTGAAGTTGAAACACAATGGCGCACATATTTTACTGACCGCGCTGAATATGCCGTTCTTGAACCGGATGCCAGAACGCAATCTATTATGAACCAAGGGCATCAACCGGGGACGGTGCTTGGTGAGGTGTTAAAATTTGTAGGACAATATAAATCGTTTCCAATAGCGTTTGTTCAAAAAGTTTTGGGTCGTGAAATTTATGGTCGCGGCTCCGACACTCTTGGGCAAGCACTTAGAAACGGCAACGGAGAAATGACCGGACTTATGCAAGTGATGGTTTGGTCAACTATCTTTGGTTATGGCGCAATGAACGCTAAGGCTATCTTGGCTGGTAAAGAGCCTCGCAAGCCAGAGGATGCCAGAGGTTATCTTGAATTAGTTAAAGCTGCTATGTTGCAGGGCGGCGGAGCCGGTATTTACGGCGACTTCCTGTTCGGCGAGATGAAGTCGAGATATGGCGCTGGTCCTCTCGAAACATTTCTTGGGCCGACATTCTCCAATTTGTCATCCTTGGCTGATCTTTATGGCAGAGCAATGAAAGGGGACGATGTGGCTGGGTCGGCTGTAAAATTTGTCATCAATAATACTCCCGGCAATAACATATGGTGGGCTAAAACCGCTTTAGATTATGGTGTGATTTATAGGCTACAGGAGGGCCTAAACCCGGGCTATTTGAAGCGAATGGAGCAGCGGATTAAAAAAGAACAAGATCAATCGTTCATTTTCCCGCCGTCTCAGGTCATTCGATGACGTTGAGGATTAGGGTCGTGTCGTGTATAAAGGTGCAAATCGTAGGGGTTCGTCATGTCTGACTATTCAATTACCGCAGTAACAAGGCGCGTTGTTTACACGGGGTCAGCCGGGGTTGGGCCTTATGCCTTCTCCTTTCCTGTTCTGACGCAAACCGATCTTGCGGTCTATAAGAACGCGACAAAACTGACGCTGACGACTGACTACACCGTATCTATCAGCGGTGTGAACGGCACTGGCTCGATTACCCTCGTTTCCGCTGCTACCGGTTCTGACCGTATTACGATCATCGGGGCTCGGACGATTGAGCGCACGACTGACTTTGTGACTGCCGGTGACTTGAAGGCATCCTCGCTCAACGAGCAACTGGATAGCCAGATCATCATGATCCAACAGCTTGCCGAGGAAAACAAGCGCACACTCAAGGCTCCTCAGTATGACCCTGCGGCTGTCGAAGATGGCGGTTCGGTTAACATGGTGCTTCCGGTGGCGGCTTCCCGCGCTGGCAAGACACTAGCTTTCGACTCATCCGGTAACCCTGTCGTCGGTGAAGACATCGGCAACTGGCGCGGTAATTGGGCGGCTGGAACCGCCTATACAGTCCGTGACTTGGTTAAGGACGGATCGAACGCGAACGTCTATCGGGCTAACACGGCTCATACCTCAACTGGCACAACCCCGATCTCCAGTAATGCTGATTCGGCCAAGTGGGACTTGGTGGTTGATGCGGCTTCGGCAGCGGCTTCAGCGGCAGCGGCAGCGGCATCTGAGGCAGCGGCTTCGGCTTCGGCGGCCCTCGCTAATGATTGGGCCACCAAGACATCCGGCCCTGTCGCTGGTGGTGAATACTCGGCCAAGTATCACGCGACCAATGCGGCTTCCTCGGCTTCTACGGCCTCGACAGCGGCTACCAATGCCAGTAACGCCCAGACTGCGGCGGAGGCGGCTAGAGACGCTACGCTGGCAGCGTATGACAGCTTCGACGACCGTTACCTTGGAGCCAAGACTTCGAACCCGACGCTCGACAATGACGGGAATGCACTCGTTGCTGGTGCGTTGTATTTTAATACAGTCGTCCCAGAGATGCGGCTCTACACTGGCTCGGCTTGGGTAGCGGCCTACGTCAGTGGCGCATCCTATCTTCTGACATCGAACAACTTGAGCGAGTTGACGGCTACGGCAGCAACCGCTCGGACGAACCTTGGCTTGGGTTCGATTGCGACTCAGGCAGCAAGCAATGTCGCTATCACTGGTGGCTCGGTCAACGGCACAACGGTCGGCGCATCTACCCCGTCCACTGGTGCATTTACCACATTGTCGGCTACAGGAACGGCAACTTTCTCAGGTGCGATGTCGGCTACGGCTAATGCCTATATGCAGATCGACGCTCTGACAGATGCTTCGACGATTGCTGTCGATATGTCAGTCGGTAACAATTTCTCGGTAACGCTTGGCGGCAACCGGACGCTTGGCAATCCGACAAACCTGACGGCTGGTCAGTCTGGTGTGATCTTCATCACTCAGGATGGCACAGGCTCTCGGACGCTGGCTTACTCATCCTATTGGGATTTCCCGTCTCAGACGGCTCCTACGCTTACGACAACGGCTAATGCGGTGGATGTGTTGGTTTATACCGTCCGTTCATCGACAAGCATTGCGGCTCAACTTCTGACCAATATCGGGTGACAAATGGGATTACCTGTCGAAGTCAATAACTTAATGATGGGTTCATTAGGTGGCTATACTATAGGTCGTAGCTTGCGCTTCCGCTCGTCTGCGAGTGCGTATTTGAATAGAACAGCAGGAACTCCTACAAATGCAAATATTTGGACTTGGAGCGGATGGGTTAAAAGATCATCATTAGGCGTTCTTAATACGCTTATGTGTGGCGGATCAACAAACGTCAATTATATCACATTTAATGATACTGGCACGACTGATTATTTTGGCCTGACGTATGCTAATTCCCCTTCTTCATTAGTAAACGTAATGACAGCGCAAGCATTTCGTGATCCATCGGCTTGGTATCACTTAATGGTTGTGTATGATTCAACAAGCGCAACCTCAACAATTACTGGCTCTGCAACAGACAGAGTTCGTTTATATGTAAACGGCATCCAAGTAACGGCATTTTCTGCTACAAGCGGCCCATCACAAAATGCAGCGGTTAATATAAATTCTGCGTCAGCCGTCCTTAATATTGGCAGAAGAAACACCGCAACTCCAAATGGTTATTTCGACGGCTACCTTGCCGAAGTAAACTTCATCGACGGCCAAGCCCTCACGCCATCCTCATTCGGTGCCTACGACACGAACGGCGTATGGCAACCAAAGAAATATACTGGCACATACGGCACGAATGGTTTCTATCTGCCGTTCTCGTCAGGTTTTAATACGACACAGACTTACGCTGGTAGCTTCAATGGAAGCAGTCAGTTTTTGTCTGTTGCAAGTTCAGCGTCTTTATCGGCTGGAACTGGTGATTTTACAGTAGAGGCTAATATTTATTTTAATGCTTTGCCTTCTGCTAGTGGGTATCAAGGCATTTTTGAAAATCAAATTGCCACTACTGCCGCAACATCTGATAAGTTTTGGTGCGGTTTATATAATAGCTCTGGAACCTATCAATTAGGTATTGGACAACATAATACAGCAAATAGAGCTTATGCAGTTTGGACACCAACTGTCGGAACTTGGTATCATGTTGCATTGGTTAGACAGTCTGGGACAACTTTAGTTTTTGTAAATGGTGTTCAGCAAACAGTAACAAATAGCACGGTATTAAATGGCGCTAATTTTTCTCAAAATGGTGCATCATTCGGCGCGGCATCAAATACTGGTGCCCCTGCATATTTTAACGGCTATATTTCGAACGCACGTTATGTTGTTGGTTCTGCCGTTTACACAACTGGCTTTACTCCGCCATCAGCAAATTTGACGGCTGTAACTAATACTCAATGGCTTACGCTCCAAAACTCTACGATCATTGATAATAGCACTGCGGCTCGAACGATTACTAATAACGGTTCTTTGTCTGTATCATTGCAATATCCGTTTCAATATACGCTTGCATCTGTCGGCTCTGATTATTCTGGCAACAGCAATAACTGGACGCTCAATAATATTAACTACACAATCCTTGGCACGACATACGACAGCATGATTGACTCGCCTACGGTGAGTGCGGATGGCACCGCTTATGGGAGGGGAAATTATCCTACTTGGAATCCGTTAGATAAAGATTCTGGTTATTCCATATCAAATGGTAATTTGACACTTGTTGCTTCATCAGCTTCACGCGCGAAGACAAATATGGCTATTCCTGCGGGAAAATGGTATTTAGAAATTAAAATTAATGATCTCAACAACGGCGGAACTGTTGGGGTAATTCCTCAAAATAAACCACTTGGAAGAAGTGGCGGCTCAAACGACATTGGGACAGATTCAAACGAGTACGGAATTTTTGTTCAATCTGCAAATGGCAATAAATATAATAACAGTTCAAGAACGGCATATGGCGGCGCATTGGCTACTGGCGATGTCATCATGATCGCACTTGATTTTAGTGGGGCAGATGGAAGCAAAGCTATATATTTTGGTTTAAATGGAAACTGGGCAAATGGCTCAGGGAGTTGGAATCAAACTTGGGCTACAGCTTCAGCCGCATTTAATACAATATCTGGGTCAAACTATGTTGTAGCCGCTGGTCAGGGTGGGGGAACAACTCAGTCATTAAATATTAATTACGGACAACAGCCATTCTCCTACACCCCGCCAACTGGCTTCAATGCGCTAAACACCTACAATCTCCCATCTGCTTCCATCCCAGCGGGGAACAAGCATTTTGATGTATCGCTTTGGACAGGAACTAATATAGCGGCATCAAGGACTATTACTGGATTAAATTTTGCACCAAATCTTATTTGGTCAAAAGCAAGAAACCAAGCATATAGTAACCAATTATGGGATATAGTTCGCGGCACTGGAAAAGAATTAGTTAGCAATTCTACAGCGGCCGAAGTAACTAATAATCAATATGGATATATTTCCGCATTTAATTCTGATGGATTTACAGCATCACCCGGCTCTGTTGACAATGGATTTTTTAATCAGTCTGGAGCTACTTATGCAGCTTGGCAATGGAAAGGCGGCGGCACAGGCGTAACTAACAACTCTGGCACCATCACATCTACCGTGTCGGCTAATACGTCGGCTGGTTTTAGTATTGTGACTTATACGGGTAGTGGTGCGTTAGCTACAGTTGGTCACGGGCTCGGCGTTGCTCCAAATATGATTATTTGGAAAAACAGATCGGCTGTTCAAAATTGGGTTACATATCATTCTTCTCTTGGGGCAACTGGCAACGTTTATCTTAATTTGACAAATGGATATTCGGCAGACTCAACAACTCAAAATAATACCGCACCAACATCTTCAGTATTTACCGTTGCTACATCTGGTGCAGTAAATGGATCAACCAATAACTTGGTCGCCTACTGCTTCGCCGCTGTCGATGGCTATTCTGCCTTTGGTAAATACACTGGCAATGGCAGCACGGATGGTCCGTTTATTTTCACTAATTTCAGACCAAGATATATTCTTTGGAAGTCAACCGGAGTTGGGCAGTGGTTTATCCACGATACATCACGATCACCTTATAATTATTCAGATTTGGAATTAGCAGCTGAAACAAGTGCCGCTGAATATAGCGCAAGTGGGGCTGGTGCAGGTCAGCGCATGGATATTAATAGCAATGGATTCAAGGTTCGAACATCCAATGCTGCGAATAATCAAAGCGGTGTTACATATATCTATGCCGCTTTCGCCGAACACCCATTCAAATACTCACGCGCTCGATAAGGAGTAATCATGTTTCTTCTCAACGGTTCACCACTTCAAGTCGATGTAGCGTTTAGCTACAATGGCGTATCTTATCCAAGCAACTGGCTTCGGCTCACAACGCTTGCCGAGAAAGAGGCTATTGGCATCACAGAGGTTCCTGATCCAGAACGGTATGATGACCGTTTTTATTGGAACTTCGGTCTTCCTAAAGACTTAGGCGATCTCAAAAAGTCATGGAGCCAACAGGTCGATAACATGGCCTACACCATGCTCTTGCCTAGCGACTGGATGGTAGTCCGTAAGGCCGAGGCTGGCACAGATATTCCCGCTGACTGGGTTGCCTATCGCGCTGCGGTTCGCACTAAGGCTGCCGAGCATAAGGCTGCATTGAACGCGGCTACCACGATAGAGGCTTTCATCGCGGCAGCAACTTCGCTAGATTGGCCTAAAGACCCCAACGCGCAAATCTGATAGGTGACCTATG